ATAAAAATAAATAAAAATCATTACAAATTATTGAAAATAAAAACAAATAATTTACTTTTATACCGTCCGTAAAACCGTCCGTATGGGTTTTTTTTTAGATGATAAGTATAATGGTATTTTATTTCATTATTGGATAAATACAAAAAGATTTAGATATAGTACAAATATAAAAATAAATCGTTCTGATTGGGATTTAAAAAATCAAAGACCTAAACAAAAAAAGATTTATAATAAAATAACTGATAAGCTTAATGATTATCAAAAAGCTTTTAATCAATTAAAAGATCAATACGGAAATACTTTAACCAATGAGATTGTTCGCAGTAAGTTTGATGAGTGGTTTAAAAAGATAACTCCAAAAAAAACAGATACTGTTTCACAATGCTTTGAATTATTTAAACAGGAAAAATTAAAACTTGGGAGTGTAGGGGCTAAATCTATTTATAAATATGAAAGCATTATTAAAAAGGTTTTTCAATTTAAAAAAAATCTGTCTTCTTTTAGCCAAATGGATTCTGATTTTTATATAGATTTTATTTCTTATTTAAGAAAAAAACATGAATTGTCTGATAATACCTTGCATAGAAATTTAGGCTTTTTAAAAACTTTTTTAAACTGGTCTGTTAAAAGAGGGTATTGTACAAATTTGGAATATAAAGAACATAACATAAAAGAGAGAGAAACCTCCCATGTGTCATTAACACAAGAAGAATTAAAACTCCTGGAAGAAATTAAACTTCCTAAAAGATTAGAATTTTACAGAGATGTTTTTTTAATTGGAATTTATAGCGGACAGAGATATAGTGATTATTGTAAGTTTACCAGAGCTCATTTAAAAGGAGATCATTTAGAAATCAGACAAAAGAAAACCAATCATATTTGTAAAGTTCCTCTACATAGTAAATTAAAAAATTTGTTAGAGAAGTATAATTATGACTATCCTAAAATAAGTAGTCAAAAGTTTAATGAAAATATCCAAGAGATTTGTAAAGTAGCTGGCATTGATTCTCCTATAATAAAAGATCTATTTTACGGATCAGAGAAAAGGACTAAAACAATTCCTAAATGGAAAATGATCGGTAGCCATACTGCTCGTAGAAGTTTCGTTACAATATCTACTCAAAAAGGAATGTCTCCTTTTGACATAATGAGGGTAACTGGTATTAGAGAAATTAAAACTTTACAAGGATATATTAAAGATGATGATCAAAGTTTAAAAAATTCTGTAAACAAGATCTGGAGTTAACTCTTTTTAATCTTAGTATAAGTGCCTAACCCTTTTTGTTTTAGTAATTCATACAGTTCTTGTACATTAACAAGAGTTATCTCTTTAGCTTTCTTATCTCTATCTTTAGCATAACCTTCAAGACCTCTGCCAAATGATTTTAAAGCTAATTTGTTTTCTTTTAAAGCCCTTTCTCCAAGTTCTAATGCTTTGTTAGATTGATCATGTACAGCTTTCATCATTGCAACGCCTTCTATTTTAGTTTGTTCTATTGAACCAACTAAAGCCATACCAGCCTTTAGGCTTTCATTTGCTCTAGCATCTGCTGCTTTTTGAGATTTAATTATAATGTCCATCATTTTTTGAAAATCTTTTATTGCCTGTAGGTTTTGCTCTTCTTGATTGGCGATAAAAGTATTGACTCTAGTATTCATGTTATTAATAGCTGTATCTATTTTTAAATTAACAGAGGCAATTATTTCTACATTTAAATCCATTTTTTTATCTAGGTTATTCATAGAATCTTTAATGACATTGTTTAATTCATTTAAAGAATAATCGTGCATCTCTAATTTAGACTGAATGTCTGAAAAAGTAGCTTGTTTTGAAATTTCAGCAGATGTACTTGATTCGTTTGCAGCTCCAGGAGTGTACATTTCTCCAATACCTAAAATGACCCAATCATAACTAAGTTGAGGAAATCTTTGGATAATTTGTTTTAATAACAAATCTGAGGGCTGTCTGTTATGTTTTATGACAGCCTGAATAGATGTTGTGGACTTTAAATTACATTGTTTTGCAAATTCTCTAGCTGACATTCCAGTATCATCTATAAATTTTTTTAGTCTCTGAGCTCTAGGGTTTACTGATGCTTCCATTTATTTTGTGTTTTATTTTAAAATATTTTTAATAATACTTGTTTATTTGTCATATTATGTTTATATTTGTTTCAAATAGAGTTAATATTAACATCAAATAAAATCATATAATGTTAACTTTATAATTAACATAAAACAGACATATTAAGATAGCAAAAAATGTTAGAAATAAAAAGAAAAAGAGTTATAGAAAGTTTAAAAGATATTAACATTATCACCTTTAATAAAAGGGATAAAGAACTAAACAAGATGCCTGATTATCAGGTAATCCCAGAACAAAAATTTAATCTAGGTGAGCTTGAAATAATTGTCTCTGGTTATGTTCAAATTAAAAGAACTTTTGATCCATATAGGAATTTTGAGTCTGAAAATAAAATATCTAAAATCTACTATGGAATATACGATAACTCAAAACGAACACAAAATGTCTCTTTTATGGAACATAGAGAAATAATTAAAATATTAGAAAAGAAAATTAAATTTTAAACTATGGCATACAATGAATTTCCAGTAGACTTAAAAGATGTCTACAATAAGAAACTTGAATCTTTAGAAAAAAGAATGAATGAACTTGAAGTTCATATTAGCAATAAAGATTTTCTGTCTCCTATTCCCAAAAACTACTATAACGTAAATGAGGTTTCTAAAATGATTGGATTCTCTAGGGTAGTAGTTAATAAGGACATAGAAGAAGGAAGACTTAAAGCTAAAGTATTTGGAAAATCCAAATACATACATATTGACGAAATAACAAAACACTATAAATAATGGCACAAAGTAAAGTAAAAGACGTAAAAGGTAATGGCTCTTGGGAAAGTAAATATGGAGATACTATGTATAATTTTGAATATGAGTTAGAAGATGGAGTTATAGGATTAGCAAATCACAAAACTCCAGAACCAAAATTTAATCCAGGAGATCCTGTAGAATATAATATAAAAGGAAAGGATATAAAAGGGAACACTACATTAGAATTTGTTCAACAGAAACCTTTTTCTAATCATTTTAAAGGAGAAGATCCTAAACTTAAACAAGCTTCTATGGCTTTAAGTTATGCAAAAGACTTAGTTGTTTCAGGTCATGCTAAAATAGAAGATCTGAGTAGATATGCTGACAAGCTACATGATTGGTTAGGTAATAAAATAAATAGCTAGAACTAATGATAATAGAGGATGTATATATAATTATAAAAGATGAGGACAATAAAGAAGAGCTGGTTTCTTTAGTAGACATTCCTTTTGATAAAGAAACTAAAAAAGGTATTCAAAAAGGATTGCAAGAGTACCAAGATTGGGCTAACGAATCTAAGTTTATAAAAAGATTATGTTAGGTAAATTTTTTAAAACAAATAAAATGGCAGGTAAAATAATAGAGCTTAAAGCTCATGAAGTAACAGATAAAGAACAACAAATAATAACTCGTAAAAGGACTGGCAAGATGTTCCTGGACGATCTAGTAAGACAAGTCAAACAGGGAAATGTTCCTGCAACATTTGTAGCTCTACAATTAAAGCAATTTATGAAAGAGTTTAACACATGCTTATCTAAAATTGATGAGCAGGCTAAAGAGGAGCTAGTAGGAACAGAACACTATATCTATGGAGATCACAAGATAACTTTTAGACAAGGATCTAAAACAGTTGATTACTCTGAAGTTGATGAGGTGGTGTTAATGGAAACTCATTTAAAACAATTAAAATCAAAATATAAAGCAGCTTTAGAAGGAGTTGAAAAAGGAAATACTGTAGTCCAGCCAGATCATTGTTTTGTGGATTCTGATGGAGTAATAAAAAAACTTCCAAAGTGGAAGTATAATAAGTCGAGCATTAATTTAACCAAAGTATAACAGGGGGTTTTAGGCTAACTGGTAATTAACAAATTGCCCCCTGCTCTACTAAAAAAAATAAATATATGACAAAAAAAGAACTTGATAGATTACTACATTCTATTGCAGAAAATATCCTAGATGAAACAGATTACGACATAAGACTCAAAGGCAGAGAAAGACAAAGAGTTGAGCTCATTAAAATTTTCTGTAGCTATGTTAGAAATAACCTAAAGATTTATGATGATGTTTCAATAACACTTGGTCAAATTGGTAAATTTTTAAACAGGTATCATGCTACTGTATTACACGCAATAAGAACTTATAATGATTTATATTTTTCTTGCAAAGATTTTGCTGCTAAAGCAGATTTCTTTAATGAAAGATTTGAAGCTATAAGAGGAAAAGAATATGTAAGACCTTATAAAGAAAAGCTAATTAAAATGGCAAAAAAAGCTAGCGAGGCTACTTGTAAAAATTGGCTTGAAACTTTAGAGCAAACAGAGATTTTTAAGCAAGCATATAATTCACTAATAGAACAAGAAAGATTAAATGAGTAAGCTTCCTTACATACAATTATTTCCTGCTGATTTTTTAGAAGATGCTATGATGATGAGTAATGAGGAGGTGGGTATATATATTAAGATGATATGTCAATCACATATACAAAAAGAAATACCCAAAAAAAGGCTATCCTTTTTAGCACAAGTAGAGTGGAATGATCTTTCTTCATTTATTCAAGATAAGTTTATTGATACTGGAGAATCTGTTGTAAACAAAAGGGTTTACAAAAGTATTATTAAACATGAAAATTTTATTGAAAAGCAAAGAATTAACGGAGCTAAGGGTGGTCGTCCTAAAACCCAAAAAAAGCTTTCTAATTCTAATTCTAATTCTAATACCATATCTAATACTAATTCTAAAAGAAAATATATACCTGATGTAGATGAATTTGTAAAATATGGTAAGACAATTCTTACACATCCACAACTAAACAAAAATCCAGAAGAATATGATTTTCCGCTGCGAGCAAAATTTCAAACTTGGTTTGATGATGGATGGAAGGATGGTCATGGCAAAGACATAAAGAACTGGAAAAATAAATTAAACGCAACAATACCTTATTTAAAACCCATAAAAAATGACAGAAATAACAAAAAAAGAAAATACCAAAACTATAAGCAAGAACTTCTCAAAGACTTTTGATCTTGAAAAGATAAGCAATAGTGTAAATAGTTTAGAGCAGGCTAAAAAAGCAGACGTTCCTACATTAAATTCTTTAAGAAGAATTGATGAGGAAAAAGCGGTAAAATTAATAGCTCTTTATATAGCTACTTTAAATGAAGAAATAAATATAGCTGATACAATGAGTGAGAAAAGCATCAACATTACAGCTATAAGAATTATTCAAAAGTATGGGTATTTAAAACTATCAGACATCATTTTTGTTTTTAACAAAATAATGGATGGAGAAATAAAACTCTATGGATCTCTAAGCAGAAGGGAAATTATGGGGGCTCTACATGATCACGATAAATTAAGATCTATGAGATAAGGCTAAATGGATGTGCCTTAAACATCTTATGACTAAAAATAAATATTATGATAACAAATACAGCACAAACAAGAAATGATGCTTATCTAAAAATATTAGATACGCTTCCAAAAAAAAGACAGCTAGTTTATCAGATGATAAATGAAAAGCAACCTTGTACTCCGCAGCAAATTTGTGAGAAGTACTATTTTAAATTTAATGAGATTGCTCCAAGATTTACAGAGCTAAGAGAATCTGGATACATTATAGAAGCTGGAAAACAAACTAACTCCAGGAGTAAACATAAAAACACTTCTTATAAAATATCTACAGAATCTGAAAGAATAGATTTTATAAATAAAAAATTTGTTGAGCTCAGAGATAAAAAAGATAAATTAATTAATGATAGAATTTTAGGTTTATCTGGATTGACTTTAGGTTTAATTGAAAAAGAAATAAACAAGATAAATATTCAAATTAAAAATTTAGACAATGGACTATAATCAAGAACACTTTGTAAAAACAGGAGTCCTACATGAAGTAGGAGAAAAAAAAGAATGGAATAGCGGATTTAGAATAAAAGAATTTGTTATTAAATACTTTGGAGAAAAATCAGATGAATTTATGACTTTTAAAATGAAAGGCTATAATGATGAGGCTATAAATTTATTAGATAAAATACAAAGAGGAGAAACTATAAAAGTAACTGGAATTGTAGAGGGTGCAATAAAAGAATTTAAAGGAAGATATTATAATGACATAAAAGCTATTTCTATAGTTAGAGAAGGGCAAATTTTTGAAACAACACAAGTAGAGGAAGACCCAAAAGATGATCTTCCATTTTAATATTTTATACAGAATAGGTCTGATCTTCCCTTAATAGATTAATTTTTTCATTTTGAATTAGGTTAGTTTTTAAACCCCCTCACTTTTTACAATTCATAGTTATTAGATTTATTTAACCAGAGGGGGTTTTTTTGTTAATAAACATTCTGCTTTGTTAAAACATTACCCTTGACAAATAAACAAATATCTTCATAGCTTTACATTACCAGTTAGCCCATACTAAAACATGGGCAAAATAACAGATTATAAAAATAAAACATTAAGTCAGCTTAAAGCAACTGCTGTTAGGCACTTCCATAAATACATACGTCTAAGAGATAGAAACAAGCCTTGTATTTCATGTGGAAAACATTTAGAACTTCAAGCAGGTCATTTTTTTTCAGCAGGTCATTATCCAGAATTAAAATTTAATGAGGAAAATGTAAATGGTCAATGTAAAAAATGCAATTATTTCTTACATGGAGATCTAATTAATTACGCTAATAATCTAAAAGACAAAATTGGTCAGCAGGCTTTTGAAAAATTACATGAGATAGTTCAATACAGCAGAAGGAACTCTTTCAAATGGAATAGGTTTTTCCTTATAGAAATTATTGAAAAATACAAACATCTAAATAAAGAGCTATGACCAGAACCCAAGCCTATTTATTTTTTGCTGGTAATTATGATCTGATAAAAAAATCAGTAATAGATATTGAAAAGAAATATTTTAATATCAAAGGATCATATCATGAGGACATAACTCAGGATCTGTTTATTAAAATCTGGGAGGAACTACAAAAAGTAGAAGATAAATCTGATGAGGTTTTAAAATTTCTAGACCGATATTATAATGGTCAAGTGTTTAATATATATACGATAGTTAAAAATATGTACATCAATCTGCTCAAAAGAGAACAGAAATATGTGCACTTTAATTATTTACATCTATCAGATAATGAAAAAAAAATACTTGTGCAAAAGGCAGCAAACATAGAATTAGATTCAGCTAAAACAATCCAGGATAAGATTGATGAATACGTTAAAACATTTTATTGGTTTGATGCACAACTTTTTGATTTATACAGATACGAATTTAAATCCCACCCTACCGAAATGAGTAGAGCAACAAAACTGTCTCCTTCTACAATATACAGAACAGTCAAAAGATGTAAGATCAGAATTAATGACAAATTAAGAAAACAATACTATGAAAAGTAAAGGGCTCGGAGATACAATTTCTAAAATATCAAAAGCTACAGGCATTAAAAAAATAGTTGATACAGTAGCTGAGGCAACAAATTCTTCTTGCGGATGTGATGAAAGACAGTCTCTTTTAAACAAATGGTTTCCCTATAAAGGATCACTTACAGAACAGGAACATCTGTTTCTAAAAAACTTCTTTGATAAATACAACGGAACTACAATTCAATCTTATGCAGAAAGAGATGAGCTCCTTGCTATAAGCAACAGAGTATTTAATAAAAAAGATACCCCCTCTAATTGCAGCAGGTGTGTTAAACAAATGGTCGCTAATCTAAGAAAAGAATTTCAGAAGTATGAAACGAATTGAAAAGCTATATAAACTAAAAAAACATTCTGGAAATCCTAGAATAATTAAGGACGTTAAATTTAAAAAACTTGTGGAATCCTTAAAAGAGTTTCCAGAGATGATGGAACAAAGACCATTAATAGTTAATAGCAACTTAGAAGTCTTAGGTGGCAATATGAGATTAAGTGCAGCAAGAGAATCTGGATTAAAAGAAATATGGATTGATGAGGTAGACTGGTCTGAAGATAAACAAAAGGAGTTTATGATAAAAGATAACTCAGGATATGGTGAATGGGATTGGGATATTCTAGCTAACGAATGGGATGTAGATAAATTAAATGACTGGGGTCTTGACTTACCTCCTATGTTTGATGACCCTAAAGAAGCAATAGAGGACAATTATACAGAGCCAGACAATCTGCAAGTCGATGTTGTCTTAGGAGATTTAATAGAGATAGGAGAACATAGATTGTTATGTGGAGATAGTACAGATAGTGACCAGGTAGCAAAGCTAATGAATGGAGATAAACCTTTTTTAATGATTACTGATCCACCTTATGGTGTAGAGTATAATCCTAAATGGAGAGATGAAGCAGAAAGATCAAATGGTAAAAAAATAGGTGCTAGTGCATTAGGACAAGTACAAAACGACAATAATGCAGATTGGACAGACACATGGTCTTTAAGTCCAAGTAAAATAGCTTACGTTTTCCATGCAGATAAGTTTTCAAATGTAGTACAAGACAGCCTAGAAAGATGTGACTTTGTCATATCAAATCAAATTATATGGGCAAAAAATAATTTTGCTATAAGTAGAGGCAATTATCATTGGAAACATGAGCCTTGTTGGTACGCTTGCAAGAAAGGTTCTACAAGGCAATGGATAGGAGACCATTCACAGACAACTTTGTGGGAAATAGATAAACCATTAAAAAGTGAAACAGGACATGGAACTCAGAAGCCGTTAGAATGCATGTTAAAACCAATTAAAAACCACAAAGGAGATGTTTACGATCCATTTTTAGGATCAGGAACTACAATGGTAGCAGCACATCAACTTAAAAGAAAATGCTACGGAATGGAGCTTGACCCTAAATACTGTCAAGTAATAATAGACAGAATGCAAAAGCTAGATTCTGATTTACAAATAAAGATTAACGGAAAAATATATGAAAAAACAGAACACGCTCTTTAAAATAGCCAAAGCAATCATGGCAAAAACACAAAGCAGTTTTATCTGTTTCTGCTTTAAAATATAAATTATGGATTGGGAATTAACATTAGGAATATATCCAGGAATATTATTTGGATTTCGACATTATGAACACAAAGACTCTATAGACTATGTTTTATACATACCATTTATAGACTTATGCTTAACTATTTATAACGATTAATGAAAATTTTAAATCTATATGCTTGTTTAGGGGGGAATCGTTATAAATGGAACGAGGTTACAAACGTAGATGTAACTGCTGTAGAGCTAGACAATGAGTGTGCTAGATTATATAAAGAGCGTTTTCCAAATGATAATGTTATAGTAGCAGATGCTCACCAATATTTATTAGACCATTATAAAGAGTTTGATTTTATTTGGAGTAGCCCTCCTTGCCCAACTCATAGTAGGATAAGAGTCTCTCAAAAAAACAGAGAGAGTTTTGTAGCAAAATATCCTTCTATGATTTTATATGAAGAGATTATTTTTTTAAATAAATTTTTCAAAGGTAAATATTGTGTAGAAAATGTTATACCATATTATAAACCTTTAATTCCTGCTCAAAAAAGAGGAAGGCATTTATACTGGACTAATTTTATTTTACCAGATATTTTAAGTACTAGAAAAGTTAGAACATGCTCAGGAAAAAACGAAGTAAAAACTCTTTGCAAATTTCATGATTACGATTTTTATACTTACAAAGGCAAACAATCAAAACGAAAAATAGCTAGAAACTTAGTGGACTATGTAGCTGGTAAAACCATACTAGAAGCTGCACTAAAAGACAATAACGAAACCCAATTATCAATAGCAATTTAAATACGATGAATAAACTAGAACGAAAATTATTGATACAATACTATGAGGACGTATTAAGATACGCTAAGAAAAAAGCTCATAGAACATATATAAAACACATGATAAAATTTCATAAAGGATTAGAGCCCTATCCAACAGTTCTAATTTTAAATGGAAAATAACACCGATAATACACCGATTATGAATAAAGAAGATAATTTAAGACCAGCTTGGAAACCAGGACAATCAGGAAATCCTAATGGAAGACCAAAGGGATCTTTAAACAGATCTACTATAGCTAGAAAATGGCTGCAAGCCAAAACCAAAACTATTAATCCTATTTCTGGTGAGGAGGAAATAATGTCTCAAGAAGATATTGGTACGCTAGCTCTTGTAAAAAAAATGAGGCAAGGAGATGTTAATGCATACAAAGCCTTATTAGATTCTGCTTGGGGTCAAGCAAAAGAAACTATTGATTTAAACCAAATAGCAGAGCAACCTTTATTTGAAGATGTTTCAAAAGACGACAGCAATACGGAAGATTCAGAGTCTAAACAAAAGGAATAGAGTTGTTCAAGGAGGAACATCAGCATCTAAAACTTTTGGAATATTGGCAGTCTTAATTGATTACCTGGCTAAGAATCCTAATAAAGAATGTTCTGTAGTAGCAGAAACTGTTCCGCATTTGCGTAGAGGTTCTTTAAGAGATTTTCAAAAGATAATGAAAATGACTGGTCGTTGGTTTCCAGATCGTTTTAATAAATCCCTACTTAAATACACTTTTTTAAATGAGTCATCAATGGAGTTCTTTTCAGCAGATATAGAATCTAAACTCAGAGGAGCAAGGCGTGATATTCTTTTTATCAATGAAGCTAATGCTATTTCTCATAATGCCTACTTAGAACTTGCTGTTAGAACTGCTGATTTCTTATTTATAGACTTTAATCCTACTGCTGAATTTTGGGCTAATACAGAGCTCGAAAATGATTTAGATACAGATTGGCTCGTCTTAACCTATAAAGATAATGAGGCAGCTCCTAAAGCAGCAATAAACGAAATATTAAAAGCTAAAGACAAAGCAGAAAAAGGGAATGACTTCTGGAAGAATTGGTATCGAGTTTATGGTAGAGGTTTGGTAGGTAAATTACAAGGATCAATATTTCAAAATTGGGAGGTAGGAAAATTTAAAGAAATAGGTAAAAGCGTGTTTGGTCAAGATTATGGAATGAATGATCCAACAACTCTTATTCAAACATCTATTGATAAAGACAAAAAGATAATCTATGTCAAAGAGTGTTTTTATAAATCCAATCTAGTAACCTCTGAAATAGCTAGACTAAATAAAATATATGCAGACAATGATTTAATTATTGCAGACAGTTCTGAGCCTCGCCTTATTACAGAGCTTTCAAAAGAATCCAATATTAAACCCAGCATCAAAGGACAGGGATCTGTAAACTTTGGTATTAGCATGATGCAAGATTATATGATGATCATAGATCCTGAAAGTCATAATCTACAAAAAGAGTTAAAAAATTATGTTTGGCTAGAGAGAAAAAGCCAAACTCCAATAGATGCTTTTAACCATTGTATTGATGCTTTAAGGTATGCAGTTAGTTATCAATTAAAGAATCCACATGATGGACAATATTTTATTATGTAAATCCTAGACCGATTATATGATCCTAAATTGTTTTAATAATATAAGTTTTTAAGTAAATGAGCAAAGCAGAATTAATAGTTCCAAATAAATTGTCTGAGATAACCTTAGGGCAGTATCAAAAATTTAGTAAAATCTTTAAGAAGGATGCTGATCAGGATTTTCTGCAAAAGAAAATGATAGAGATATTTTGTAATGTTCCTTTAGCAGAAGTGAACAAATTTAAATACAGCTCTATAAATAAAGTTGTAAATATTTTGTCTGATATGTTTAATCAGAAACCAGATCTAAAAGAACTCTTTGAAATGGGAGGAGTTGAGTATGGATTTATTCCAAAGTTAGATGATATGACTTTTGGGGAGTTCGTGGATCTGGATACTTATTCTGGAGATTGGCAAGAGATGGACAAAGCTATGGCTGTATTATTTAGACCTATAAAAGAAAAGTTTAGAGGCAGGTATTTAATAAAAGAATATTCTGGAGATCTAGAGCCTATGAAACAAATGCCTTTAGATGTGGCACTAGGAGCAATTTTTTTTTTGTTGAATTTAAACGATCAACTCATGAAACATACCCTAGCTTATTCAAAGGAGGAATTGAAGAACACGACTATTCAGCAACTTCAAACTTCAACTCTAAATGGGGATGGTATTCAAGCTTGTATAAACTCGCTGGAGCAGATCCAACAAAATTTGAAGACATAGAAAAGCTGACTATTGGAACTTGCCTAACATGGTTAAGTTTTGAAAAAGAAAAAAACGAATTAGAATCTAAAATGATAAAAGATGCAAGGAAAAGAAAAACTTATTGATTCTCTTTACGACAGGCAGTTCTTAAATGATGATGAGGAAATAATATTATCGGATGGATTTGAAAAAGCTTTAATCGGAGTATCTGCTTCAGAACCTAAAGTAGCTATTTATGATTACTGGAAGGCTTTAGATTGTGTAATGAAAAAAGATCCAGAAATAGATTTTAATGATGCCTTAGATTGGCTTGACAACTTTGTTAAAATGAAAGTAAATAAGGCAGAAGACCAAACCCCAATATTTGTAAAAACACTATGAATACATATTTTAAAGTAATTGATGATATACAAACTAGCTTAATAGCAGAGCCTTTTATTAATACAGTTACTCAGGGAGATATATACAATGTAGATTTAGATAAGATTACCATATTTCCTTTAGCCCATATCTACATAGAAAATATAGATCTCCAAACTAATGTAACCTCCCTAAGTATAAGTATTTTATTTATGGATGTTGTTGATTTTTCTAAGACAGCAGCTTCGAGTGATATAAGAGGAAATAATAATGAAATGGATGTTTTAAATAATATGCTTAATGTAGCAGCTAGACTTCAAGCTCTAATTGCTCGCACCCCAAATTATAAAGACACATACGAACTGGCATCTAATTTCTCCTGTTCACCTTTTGTAGAAAGATTTGAAAATAACCTGGCTGGGTTTTCTTGTGATTTTACTATCAATGTTTATAACGATATGACTAAATGCTAAATAAAAACTAAATGGCTTTTAAAGATTTTATGGATAACACTAGAAAGGCTCTAATTGATTTTGGACAGTACGTTAAAGAGAACTCTAAAAAAAGATTAATTAGAAAATATAAAGACAAAAAAAATCCCACACAAAAAGGAGCTTTATACAATGCTATTGATTATGATATAGAAACTTATGCCAATAGTATTTCTGTTAAGTTTCCTTTTATGAAAGATTTTGACTATGCTAAATATTTAGATCTGGGAGTAAAAGGTAAATCTAAGTCTTATGGAAATACAAGTAAATCTCCTTTTAAGTTTGGATCAGGAAAAGGTAAAAAGGGAGGTCTTACAAAAGGCATAGAAAACTGGGTCAAAAAGAAAAGGTTTCAATTTAGAGATAAGGAAACAGGAAAATTTATCTCTTATAGTTCTACAAGCTTTTTAATCACTCGTAGTGTTTATCAAAAAGGAATACCAGCCAAACACTTTTTTTCTAGATCCTTTGATGAGGGTTTTAAAAATTTAGACAAAGAAATCAAAAAAGCTTTTGCCTTAGATATTAAAGAGGCATTTAAAAAATATACTACATCATGAGCACAAAGATAAATGCAAGAAGTCCTTTTTATTTAAATTATACAGAACCTACAGTTCCAACGCCTACTTTTAGTTGTGGAATAGCAAAACCAGTAAGTGCTTTAGACGGCTCGGCAAATAAATTTGATGTTGACCAACAAGGAGTTATAACACTTCCTTTACTTGCTTATGGACAAATTGATTCTATATCTAGTTCTGATTCAGGTTTTGCTGATGATAAATATGCAACAGTAGGCACGCCAACAACAAGAACTATTACTTTAAAAATTAGG